TATCGAACATGTAATTATAAACATGTATCGTGCGCCATCTAAGATACGGCTGGCATAGCAGCCAGGATGGCGGGGGCGTGTAAAAAATAAAAGACGTTAAAATCTTCGCCGGCAGCCGTGAACACGCGAGCTATAATATAGGAAGTGTTAACGGTGCTGGCAACGTCGCCCACAACTACAGCGTTCATGCGTTCACGATCATCATCAACACTATTGATGAATGATCGAGGGTTAAAAGCCCGATACGCAGAAACAAATGGGAACTCCACGTCCATAGTGGCCGTGTCTTCGCCTCCGAGAGATACAATTTGCATACCCTCATCTCCGATAGTACCCAAACGCAATTGTTGTGCGGTGATACACTCATTAGCAAACCCAACAGCCGAAGGTCCTGCGCGCTGATACGATTTACGGTGATTTACTCCACCGAACTCGGCCCGTGTGCCGTGATACCTCGACACAGCACATGTGGTGGGGCCCATAGCCCCGCCGTTCTTAGAGTTCAGTGCAATCTTCCACCGTACAGAACCACGACACAAGGAGAAAGCTTGCGAGATGTAAGAACGAAAAGACCACGACGTATAATTGACAGGATGCGCAACGTCGGTGACGTCAAGCGCTTGGGTTTGCGCAGCTGTCTGACCAGGAGGAGGAAACACGATCGGCAACAAAATCTCAACCTGGCGACCCGGACCAACATTATCATCAGAACGCGCCTGGAATGCGTACTCTTGGCTATACCGCTTGAATAATTGGCGGAAAGATGCTACCGCATCGCCACACGCGACGTCATAAGATAGAGGTGTATAGGGTATAGCCTCCATATCAGATACAACAGTGGCCGAACGATTACTAGGGTCACGCGGCATCTGTGGGCCGAAACCAACGAAGTTTTCTGCCCGAACATCCACAATAACGGACACACTCACGCCGTCCGCCGGCGCCGTGAGAGGGTTCAGCACTTCACATACAATAACCCCATTACAAACGTCCCGTGTGATAACACTAGAGCGAAGCGCAAAGGCCGCGTAACTCGCCGACGTATTCGCAAGAAAGCAGTTTTCGGTGCGAGCCGCATCCCGCACGTTTTGCCACGGGACACGAATCTCGGCACTCGACTCCTCCGCCAGATTAATAATGGTCGAGTTAGCAAGATTGTATTCCGGCGAAGCTACACTCGAGGGGTTAGGGTCATACCACACTCGCAACCGGCCTTTGTGGTAAGGAGATGCCACAACAGTGAACGTGTACACCATGTCACATTTCCAATGGGAAAACACAGACGCCGCGAAAGCCACAGGAGTTTGGCATGTGTGAGTAGTAGTACCATACGTGTAAACACCCAACTTGGTGTACGTGGACACCGATTGCTGTTGCGGCGTAACAAATGAGCCAACCAAAAAGGTGCCCCGCACGGCCGTTGTGTCCCATACAGCACTCTCGATAAAGGAATTCCGATTAGCAATCTCACCCACCATAAGAGGATCCTCCGTCGTAACACCTACATCCACCCCGTCAAGTTGAGCTTCCGAATTGGCGGATAAAGCAAGCCGCTCTGACGAATCGGGCAAATCATAATTCGCCAGCTGAAAAGGAATCTTCCTAATCGACGAGGGGGGATCAAGCGTTAAAGGCCGAGAGAAGCCCAACATCGCAATACCATTCATCACGGTAGGGGCCCATTCCGCCGCCATCTTCGTGGCGTAGGCACCAGCGGAGATGACGTTTGACACCTTTTTAGCGGCCGCTTCCATCGAAAAACCTTGTGCGATGGCAGTAGGCACGTCCAAAACGACGTCTTCCATCCACGCAAGAACCTCAATACTCACGGGGTTCGTGCCACCATTAGCATGTTGCAAATTAGTTAATCCAATAATGGAAAAGGCACCGATCGTCGAGTAATTTCCATAGGCCACTTCTATGCCTGGTCTATAGTGGATATATGGGCACTTCAAACTGACAGTATGGTCGTAGCACGGTTGAAACCGTACTCCGACCAACTGCGATTCCACTATCTTGAGGTTCTTCGAAAACGCGGCGGCGTCCATCGACACGGCCAAATTATACTGCGGATCGGTGGCGGCAGAATGCCCTGGGTGGGGCCTATAAGTGGCCATGGCCGACCCATAATGGAAAGGGGTGGCACTTATATTCAATCGAAGACACAAATTACCACGTAACCGGGAGAAATATTTGATTTTCTCGGCAACCGCAGACTTATTCAAGAACAGTGACCACGGATCTATACGATAGAAGGGTGTCGTCCCAACATTCCACGTATATGAGCCTATCAATACCTCTCGCGACAAAAACCGCGATATCTCGCTTGTGTCGTTGACCACAGGCATGCTGCCCATATCGGCAGATCCCACTGATACAGGGATATCCTGTGTCATAATAGCATCCATAGCTGCTGACTTGGTATCATCCAACAAAGTAATAACGTTGTCCCCCTTAGTTTCTTCCATAGTTAATTTTAAAAGTAGTGTACAAACACCAACCGAACTTTTTAAATAAAAAAGCAAAAATTTATACATTTTATTTGTTTTATATATGAACTATTTACAAATATACACTATTTACACCGCACAACGACGCTTACATGCCTACCTCCCACCAATCAGCAGGTGGCACTACAGGTGTGATCTTGTCAACAGACAAAAGCCCACTCGTAATCGTGTCGAGATCGGGTAAAAGGCCCTCACGCGCGATAGAATCTTCCACGCGAGGCAGCAAAGTTTCAAGGAGCTGGCTGCGCAACGCATCAAAACCATCTTCGCGTTTTTCATGTAAAGCGCGCACATAAAAGAGTCGCAACGCAGACTCGGCCGTATTGCGACGTGCCTCAAAATCCGCATTGCGCTCAAACGTGAGGCACTTCCGAACCGAAGCTTGTGCAATCATGCCAACACGCCTTTTCAGTTTGGGAACAAAAGTATCAACACACTTAAGAAATGACACTTCACCCACAGCATAGCTCGGCGGAAAGTAAGCCGATCCCTTGTCGATAGGACCAAAAATCATACCCAGACGTTCCGCAGCTATCTGAACATCATGATTGGTAATCGGCACTATACCCGGAACGTCGCGAACGGCGCCCAAAACGTCATCACCATACGTACTTAGTCGAACGCTCCTCTGAAAAGGAAACAACCCGCCTACGTCAGCGACGACGGGTACCTTCGGGTTCTTGTCATAATAAGCAATACGATGAACCAAACTGTTCACCAATGAGTTAACCCACGTTGTAATGGCAACCCCAGAGGGATTAGTTCCATCAGCGCGGAAAACCATACCCAATATGATGTAAACAGGATTCGTCATATTTCTGCCTATACCAGCCATCAATCGAAGCGACGTAGCATCCCAACCAGCCACACCGCCCAAACTGGCGGTAATGGAATACACGTGCCCAATCAACCGGCTATGAATAGAATTATCATAATTCGAATAATCGCCCGCCAAACGCTCGGTGGCATTAAATCCGTCGAGATGTTCCATCAATTGCTCCCAGTCTGCAGACAAAACATCCATCCCAATTGCGCATTCCGACGCCAACCTATCTTTCTTCATAACAGACAAAAGTGGGGCGTAAAGTTGGCGGATGAGAATATTCAGACTCATCATACCAACAAAGAACACCCGAATCTTTTCCTTCGACATCTCGACCGACTCATCTTTCAACGCTGCACGAAATACCGCGAGATCTACCTCACCGGCAAATAGCCGCGCACGGAGGTCCTCAATTTGAGTGAGAAGCTCGGGGCCAGGGTAATAATTAAGTTGGCGTCCAGGAACCAAATGGTCACTATCTGTCGGGTGGTAAAGCGCGCAAGCGCCATCGCCACATCCACCGGGAACACATGTCTGTTCAAAGAAGTTCAACTTCTTCCCCTTGAAACCAAAACCAGGGGATGTGTCCATAGGATACGGACTAATGTCCCCCCGACCATTAATAGCTTCAAATAATGACATCGGAGCAACGCCCTCACACCGTTGCTCAACGAGACCCATTAATTGGCCCCTAAGGTCCTCGACCGCACTATGCTCGGCGGTCGTCTCCGCCACAAACGCACGCTCCATCCGACCCACCGTGCGGGCAAAATGTTGCGTTGAGGTAGGGTTGGGAGGCGGCTTATGGGCCACCGGTCCCAACTGATCGACGACGGCCGGCAAATTACAAAACGGCGACTCCTTCATCCTCGAACGGAACGTGTTCCGAGAACTCGTGTTAACACCGTGAGCGTTCGTCAACGCGCCAAGCATAACCACACCCGGGACCTCCATGGGTAAGTCGGGATGTACTCGGTTTGGGGACAAACGCATATCTGGTGTCATCCCAAACAATGGCGAAGCAGTGTGGGACTGGACATCTTGAAGGGCAGTAATGGCCGCTGCAACTAGTTGATCAGTAAGCGGGGCAATCGCCAAACTATATTCAGCGCCAAGCGCCACTCGTCCGGCCATTAGACCAGCAAGATAAGCGCCACCGCCCGAACCTTGACTCGTTCGAACGAAATATGGAGAACCACAATCTCCTTTCTCCGTCATCACCGCACACTTCGTTCCTATCATCTTGAGGGGACCAGGAGCTCCCTCAAAACGACAAGAAATGAGTTGAGGCAACCCGAACGTTTGCGCGCGCACAAGTTCTAGCTTTCCCGTGACATCTAACAAGCCGCGCTTACACTCGACAGGTGCACGCAGCAAACTAAGCGTAGAATCACGTATCGGCATCCGCTTACCGGTGCCCATAGCATATAGCCACTGGGCCGGCATCAAATACCCAGTGACATCAACCTCAGCGGGGCCACATAACTTCAAAAACATGACATCGGCCTTATCATAACCGGGAGCCCACAAATTTGTAAAGGGAACAGTATGGGTCTGTGGTGAGCCTTTTAGACGCGTAAAAACCACGTCAAACTGCCCCAATCTGCGGGCCTCCGTCAATATGGGTTGAAACGTATGGTAATTACCAACGTACAAACCAGTTTTCAAGGGGGTCAATATGGCGATAGACACAGAGCGACCGGCATTCATAGTAACATAAATAGCATTACGAGACACGGCAGCACTCAAATTCGCGACCGTAGTTGTGGTGGGGGCCTCAGGCGCGGAAGGACCGCCGCATATTACGTCAGCCTGTTCCCCCATGGTGAACTCGACAACACCCTGTTGTTCGCCACGAGGTGTTTTACTCCGACGCAAGGCCAACCACGCAACGAAAGCGGCACCGCTCCCAAGAGCAGTGGCACTCATGGCCGTGCGGCGAGCGACGCGGCGAGTAACAATCCCCAAACGATACCACGTGTACAAGTGAACAAACACAGGTACGCAACACACTGGGTACACAAATGCAAATAAAATCAACATAATGTGAGCGGCCATAAGTGAATCAACATGATCGAACACATGGCGCGCAACCGTCGTAAAGACGGCCAACACAGGATC